TAGATCATGGTGCCGAAAACAGGGGTTTTCGAATAGCTCCAATCTATCACATGTGCTCATGGACGGTGGCCGTCTATCTGTTCCTTATGATAGATTGAATGAATTTTATGACGAATATGTCAAGGCTGTAAAATCGGGTGAGAAGGTGTGTGTCGTCGAACAAAAGTCGGATACGTACAACTTTTTTGTCGATTTGGATTACAAAGATGTCGAAGACATTCCATTTGACCGATTGAAGGAGTATACACAGACGATATGCGACCGCGTAACACATTTCGGTGGAAAAGATGTTCTCGTTTCGGTCGCAGAGCCAAAACCATGTGGTGATATGATCAAATATGGAATTCATATGAACTGGCCAGGGTTCGTAGTTGATCATGGGTCTGCTATGGCATTGCATTCTCATATAGTATCGTCACTGTCGCTGATGTTCCCGGGAAAACCATGGGACGAAATCGTCGATACCGCTGTGTATGGGGGTGGAAAACGGAACGTGAAGGGAAGTGGTTTTAGAATGCCGTGGGCGCATAAATACGTGAAGGGTGAATATCAGGGAGCGTACATACCTGTACTCAAATATACACATGAAAATGGTAAACTTATTAATGTTTTCGAGCGGGAGCCGAATGTGGAGATTATGCATATGGCGACACTCAGAACTGAGAATACGGAAGTCGTGGTCGTCGAAGGATCAAAACGTGACGAGGGATCGTTTACACCGAGCGAGACAAAGAATATTTTTCAGAATGAAGTAGTGACTAGAGATATTGAAACGTTTATTCAAAAAAACATGGATGGTCAAGGACGTGCACTCGTCACAAAAATATTCAGTAACAAAAATTCGTATCTCGTATCAACGACATCCAAATATTGTGAAAATCTTCAGAGAGATCACGGGTCTAATCATATATGGTTTCGTATAGAAGGGCGTACTATTATACAGAGGTGTTTTTGTACATGTGAAACGATGAAAGGGCGTAGATATGGGTTTTGCAGAGATTTCTATGGTCGAAAACACGCACTACCGGATAAGATATTCGAAAAACTCTACCCAAATGGATATACACCATCCACATTTTCAACACCTCAAAATACATGCATGCCGTGTCCAGTAGAAAAAAAATCAGATCCAGTTGAAACAAGTACACTCTTACAAATCTTCATAAGCAAACACATGGTAAGAGATGCCGAAATCGCTGTGAAAAGTATTTCTAAGAAGGGTAAAAACGTACACTGGGTAAACACGGATTTGAAATGTAAAACGTGTAACAAACCAAATGTTCAATTTAAAATTTCACGTGACAAGATTGTACAAACATGTGCATGTAAATCTCGTGAGCATAAACTGTCAGATAAAATAGTTAGACTATTATAGATGATGATCATTGTACTCATTGGAGTGTTCGCGTATATTTTATCGAAGATTACACGTCTGGATACATCTTTAAATCAAATAGACGCCATTATCAAAGAAACACATAAATATTCTGGTATACATGAAGTTACATATAATACATTCATGGCGTTAATACAGATAGCGAAGGAATACAGGACAAGTGTTGAAATGTCTCAGGTGTATCTTGAGAAAGCTTTACGGGTTCTGAATGATATACCCCTTTACCTGTCTACGATGGACGGTGAAGTAATGAACGATATAGGCGATATTTCATACCGTTTAGGTTACGAATTTGAACAATTACTGATGAGAGAAGCGCTTAATCAAGGGATCAAGTTCACACCTAAATATATTTAAAAAGAAATCACTTAAACCTTCTATATGAGTACAATTACTGTGAAAACTCGGTCCGGACGAGTATCTAAAGCACCCACGCGTATGAAGCCCACAGAAGAAGCTTGTGATGATGATTTCGATGATGACGAATATGACACGGATTATGAAATTTCTGATGATGACCTGTGTGAGACCGAGAGTGAAGATGAATGTGATGACAGTGATGAGGATGAGAATGGAAATTTAAAGGATTTCATAGTAGATGATACTGATGAAGAAAGTGGTGAGGAAAACGAAGCTTAAAAGATAGAATTAATACTATGTATATGGAAACAGAACTTGGAAATCCTATTGAATACAATTCGCAAGTACTGGATAAAGAACCTGAACGAGATGACAGTGAACCCATACAAAATCATTTACAGCAGCCAGATGAAGATCAACCGTATTATTTTCAACCCCCTCTCCATCCACAATATATACCACCCCCTCCACACATGAACGAAACGTTCAAACCCAATGACATACTAGCGTCTCTCGATAAAGTCGCGTACATCGTGATATTCGTAGCTTTCATATTAGGTTTCTTTATGGGAAAAACTATGCAACCAGTTATCCTTCGCCACGGGTGAAAATGGAGCATAATCATTAACAGGATCTTTAGAATCGACGATCGTTCTACTGGTAATTACTGGACGGATAACCCCTTCATTAATTATTTCAGATGCCAAATTATTTTTATCATCTATCTCATCTATGTCCGTAATAGGTAAATTATGATTCGTCTTCTTAAAGACAGAAATATACTCGACATTCATCGTATTATTAAAAGGGTAGATTTTAATAATATGAAATGTATGGTTATTTTTTTGATTTTTAGGTGTTTTTCTCTTCGACCTCCTCAGTCTCGTCTCCTTCGGCGATAGCCATATCCGCCTCCCTCTGCTTGCGTCGCTCTTCAATCTCTACGGCGACAATCGCGTCAGCTTCCTTTACCAGGTCCTCCATCGCCGCATCAGGCTTCTCGCGCTTCAGACGCTCGATGATTTCACCTGGATGGCTAATGGGAGGCTCATCAGGTTTGTTGTAATACTGAGAATTTTCGTCTCCAGCCTTGAAGTATCCATCGGTACCCGACTTAGCAGTCATCATATCACGCTTACGCTCTGAAAACATCTTCGCCGCCATAGCCTGGTTTTCCTTATAACCAGACATCAACTCCTCTAGCTTTTCGTTTGTGTAATGGGCATCTTCGATCTTGGAAGGGTCGGGTGGGATGAGAAGCCACTTGTACATATCAACGACATAGATATCAAACGTCGCATCCTCCTTTTGAAGGCGCTTGGCGTGGCTCGCGGCCTCATCGCGGGTAGCAAAAGCACCCCTGAACTTAACCCCGAACTTGTCATTCTTCTGAGGCGCTTCAGGGCCAACCACAGACATGCATGCAAAAGTCTGACCGGGCACGGTCGTATAATCCTGCTCTAGAGACATTATGTTCTATATAAAACTCTATACTTTAAGCTAGTAAACCTAAGTTAAAGTTTTCACGATCTTTATTATCATGGAAGAGTTACGCCGACTTCACAATGACGAGAAGCGTTCACTGATTGAAAGTGTAACGCGAACAGGTGACAGCATTCTCGATGTCGGGTGTGGTTTCGGTGGTGACCTTCAAAAATGGTCTAAAGTCCGTGCGAATATAAGTATGTGTGAACCAAGCTTAGATGCATTGAATGAAGCGCGTGACCGCGCTAAAAATATGAAAATGCGTGTAAATTTTTATCACGGAGACATTCGTGCATGTCCCAATAGAAAATATGATATCGTGTGTTACAATTTTGCACTCCATTATATCTTTCAAACACGTGAGTTATTTTCGGATACACTCAGAGAAATTAAAAAACGAATGAAACCCGGTGGAGTATTTGTGGGTATCATTCCAGATTCTGAACAGATAATGTTTAAAACCCCATTTTCGGATTCACATGGGAACTTTTTCAAACTGAAGAGTACGAGTAATGGTGATTTCGGTGAAAAATTATTTGTACATTTAGCGGATACGCCATATTATGCAGATGGTCCGAAATCGGAACCTTTAGCACACAAGGACATGTTGATTACACATCTGGAAAATACAGGATTTACCATGAAATTATGGAAGCCGTTATGTGGAAACCCCATCTCCGAACTCTACAGTAAATTTATATTTGTATATAGAAATGATAGCAGTGATCGTGTTGCTGTTAATTAATTTGGCCATTTTTTATAATTTCAAAGAAGATCCGGTATTGATTGAAGTTAGGGAAAAATACAGAACACTCAGGGAGCATCTGAAAACCAATAGCGATGACAAATATAAGAGGTTACGCAAAGAGATACCTATCGTCGCATATAGAGGGTCGTTCTTGTCAGGGGTTGGCTACAATTCTAATAAAGGAGATGAAATTGGAATATGTATAGACGGGACATCTAATCACGTGTTTCACGTACTCTTACACGAACTCGCACATTGCACTGTTAGTGAATACTCTCATAGCAAGGATTACTGGGATAATTATGCTGAACTCAAAAATGAAGCGATTCGTATAGGTATATACGAAAACATAGATCAATCGACCCCGTTTTGTGGTAAAAGGATCGTCGATAAATAATGTTACGTAATTATAAATGACTGAATTCAATCTCAGGCAGCCAGCTGCGTCCAGGATACTGACATCGTTACTCTTATGGTTTGCGGTGATGGCCAGTGCTTTTACAACTCGCATTAAAATGCCTTATTACGTGAATATGTTGAATTTGACTGTCGTAATACCTGTACTTATTTGGTATCTGGGGAATACAAGCTTAATCGTCAGTTTAACGACTGGGAGTGTCATCATAACAGTCGTAGTGGCTTCGTTATTTCTCGTTACATTAACTGAGGGCATTAAATGGTCAAAGTTAAAGCAGGGATATGAGAAATATGGTGAAGATATGAAGACCGCTTGGTTACCCATGGTCATGACAATGATCGCGTTAATCTTAGGATTAGGGTCGGCGTATGTGTTGTCGGGTGGACGTGTACTCGACATGTATTAAAAGTATTTACGGGCGACATAGAACACTACAGCGGCGACTAGACCCGTGGATCCCAAGCCAACCAGGCTCCGGTTTCCCTGGGCATTCAAAAACCTAGGGACAGAACCCGCGAGCTTTTCCTGAATCGGTTTACTGATAGATATACCAGTGGCTACGATGACAATCAATGCATCGAGTTGCTCATCTGTAAGGTCGAATGGGTTCTTTTTCTTCTTATCCGAACTGACACTTTCCTTGACAGCTGTAGCAGCCTGTGCGGGTTGGGGTGCCATCATAACCTGCTGATGCGCCATCTGGACAGCGCGAGGATCAGCACCCATTAAGGGTGAATCAAAAGATTGCTCCTGGGATTGCATCATAACGTCAGATATGGGAGTGGAATCCATATCGTCTTTATAATCACTCACATTTTTTTTAGGATCTTCTGCCACGAATGCAGTAGATCGAGAATTAGAATCAATTGGAACCATTCCATCCGCCTCCTCTGATAAATTCAAAGTGTATACAGGTTCGGCCATTTATATAAATACAGCTTTTTTAGAACTTTAAATGTCGCATTTTTTAGATACAGGATATCTATCTAAAAAATGTTCCAAACGGGGCTCGAACCCGTGACCTTGGCGTTATAAGCACCACGCTCTAACCAACTGAGCTATAGGAACGGTGCATTTGGCTGAATGACTAGCCTCATGTATAACATGTGTGGGTGAGGGATCACCCATTCTATATACGTGTGTACTCTTTAAGTGTATAAAGACGAGTGTGTAGTATATGTATATGATACACGAATACGTAACTGAAATATACAACACCTTGGGGCCTGGTTTCAGTGAGCGTGTCTATCATAATGCCATAGAGGTACTTCTACGTGAGAATGGTATTTCATACGAGACCGAGCGTATAATACCGATCACATTCAAAGGACACACAATTGGAAATTTACGGGCGGATATCATCATCAATCGAACGACTGTCGTCGAATTGAAGACAGTAAAAAATATAACAGATGTGATGGTTTCACAAGCACGGAATTACCTAAAGCTATTAAACTTACAGGAAGCGTATCTTGTGAATTTTCCACCGGCGGCTGGAGCTCATTCAGAGGTAATCCGTGTTACGATCGATTAAATCGTGGGTATAAATTCCCAATGCAATTCTGTACATATCTTTTTCCATATCATATCCTGTTGATGTAGCTTTTCTTTTGATTTTAGAAGGGGGAAGTATTGAAGATACGTATCCTCACTCAATAATTCACAGAATTTATAGAGTACGAAAGAATAACTCAGAAAGTTTTTACGTTCCGCTGGACAGTTATTATCAAATGGTTTTTGAATATCTTTAAACATCATGCGTAATTGTTCTTCGAGTTCCACGGGCATGTTGGGTGGTTTTATACCACTCAAAATATTTGAGATATATGGTACGTGTTCATAATATTTATTGAGTTTCAATTTTTTCAACAATCCCCTCACTTTAGCGTGTGTAATTTCGTTCACACTTTTTATTTTGATCTTTTTGAATTCGTTTCTCAATTGCTCTATTACTTCCTTAGGTATCGTTGTCATTTCTTGAGCCTGAAATTGTGACAACCATTCATTGAAATGATTATCACGTTTATATGAATAATTAATCACCTTTTCCGACGTCTCCTGTTCTTCCCTGTACGTGAGTTCTTGACTTATCAACGTGTCCACGATTATACCACACGAGTCACATACCATGTCACTCGTGTCATGGTAATACACGACGTTACTATCAGGACAGTTCGAACATATATCTGTCACCACTCTTTCTGTGACACGTGGTAATGATTTCTTTTCGACATCTATCAAATAGTCCGTGTATATATCCTTCTTCTGCAATCCCGTGGTCACTTTACAATTAAACGCGTTGTCCGTACTAACTTCCATATTCTTATCGTCTGTCATGTACTGTTGAATATATGGCATACATCGGGCTATATAATCAGATAGTTCACCTTGGTATATATGTTTATTACATGGATCATCCTCTATTTTTGTCATCCATTCGTCTACTCGGTTATTATACCGACTTAAAAAATTACCTTCCATGTATATCAATGATTAAAGTACTCAGCTCGCTTTTAATTAACGTAATCTATGTATTTAAAAACGTTGTGAACTTTTTATTCAGTAAACCGGATTTCACTGTAGTTAGTCGATACGTAGAATATGTTGTCGATCATACAAAAGAGTATAAGACTGATGAACCTTTTTGGGAACGTGAACGTGAACAAATTGAGCCAGGTACGACAACGTATCTCGGGGAGGTAGGCGTGAATGATGAAATTCCGGAACCACCAGATGCAATCGAAAAACTCATTATACGAGTTAAATTTTGGCACAACAACAAGATTTATAAATTCCTGACATCGAAACACGAATATAAATGGCCACCCGTAAAAGCGAAAACGATGAGTTTTCATATACCATTGTCGAGTGCACAGCTATTGGACGCAAACGATAAACCAGTGAAAGATGTTCTCGAAAAAATCAGACGGTATTCCGGTCCGTATTCAGATTTTTACGGTGAGAAAATGAAAATAAGTGATATGTTTTATTATGAAGAGAGTTTTATGGCAACGATGTACCCTAAAATTAAAATTAAAAATTGTTTTGGTATGCTAAAAACTGTCGATACAGCGACGGGATATCTCACTGATCTTCAATTACCTTAGTCGACAGATAAAATTTCAAATCTCCTAAGTTCGCGACATTGTATTTCAAAATCAGAAATCGGTTCTGATCCTCTTGCATAATTTGCACAGTGGAACACATACTCGTCGCTTTCGTGAAGATGTTCATGTATCGGAGTGAATATGCACCCGACATGGTCGGACACTCGTCCACACATTGAATTTCCGTTTCCTGGTCAGCGAAATCACCCCTGCACAGTAAACGTAATACCTTTCCACTTCTAGATATTTCAATCTCGTCACCAATATTCGACATGTCTCTACAAATTCTCTGGAAATCCACTGACGGGATGGGTGTATTTATAGTCATGTGCATCTCGGGAACCTCTATCTGATTTTCATTGATATCGAGTAACTTCAATGCAAACTTGGTAGACGTTTTCTTTTGTTCGCTATGAATTTCGATATTCATGAATTCCTTAGAATCCACGGATATCACGAGAACGTCATTAACGGTGATCGTTTTTAGGAGTTTGTACATGTTAGTCATATTGACACCACAATCAACTTCCTCTGAGCAAACGTATTCCTCGAAATTCTCCGCTGGAAGGTACATATCAATGAGAGATGCTCGTGCAGTATCCAGGGTTACGATGTATACGCCATCTGGCTTGAAATACAAATTGACATCGTTTAATATATCCTTCAATACTTCAAATGTAGATTTGATGGCTGCGGCTTGCACAGTCACCAGTTTCATACTCGATTATTCGCGTATTAATTCTTTATATCACTATAAGCTCCGTCTTCAACCTTGCGACTTATTTTTTCTTCTAGTTCGCGTGTCATAGCGGGTTGAAGCGATTTTCCATAATCATCGAGACCGAACATGTCAGTGTTGGGTTCGCCGTCAAGGGTCGAAGAAAAAATTGAACCAAAATCACACGTTTCTAATTCCTGAACCGGGAGAAGCGATTCGAGCCAGTTATGTATTTCACGTCCTACTAAAATCTTACCGTTCTTCGTCAACATGGTGGGTACGCGTGTTATTTTTGTCCTGAACTCTGGAGGTATTCCCGCCACAGTGACATTATGATATTGGACAATTTGTTGTAACTCTTTGTGCTTCTTGATATATTCTATGACTTCGATACTGTGTTTACACTTCGGACTGAAGACCAGAAGAGACATCTAATGTAATTTATCAAAAAAAATATGAATGATAACGCACTTTTTTTGTAACATATATTAATGTACAACCTAATACTATTACTCGTATTGGTGGTGTTATTACTCGATACCAGGAAAGAGGGTTTCAAGAATAAAAGTGCATCTATACCAATTCATCAAGTTCTCATAAACGACCCTACACCCAACATGTCTGAATATGTAGAAGTCAAAACGCTTGACGTCAACAGTGACAATATTTCAAAAATGGTCCTTGCAACCAATAAATACATACGTGAAAAGACTGGAATACCCAATTACATAATAGAAACGACGGGTATTCGTCAATATAAACATAAACATAAGAATCATATGCTGTATCGATGCATGTTCATGTGCATGAAAATGGGAGGGTTTCCATTCGGATTTTCTGTTACATCTAATATCATACTCGTATCAGGTAAGTTACGTGTGATAGGTGTTCAGTCGCAACCAATGGATATAAAACCACCGAGTAACAAGACACCGTTCGAGAGTGCCATTGAAGGGTCAGAGTATATAGAGTACGAAACTATCCAACAAGGTGAGTTAGATTTAATTAAAATTTAGTCCAAGTACTATTAATGATAAACGTCGAAGAGATTTCACAAATTGTCAACAAGAGGAACCGTATGAAAAAGGAAACATACGTTGAAATCTATAAACAAATCACACGCAAAGTCCGACGCGCGGTAGAAACTGGTCGTAAATACATCGATGCTGAAATTCCCTCATTTCTAGTGGGATACATAGCATATGATAGGTTACAGGCGACTAATTACATTAAACGACAATTGGAAAATGCTGGTTTTACCGTGGATGTATTAAGAGATTTTGAGTTGCGGATAACATGGAAAGTGACAAAAACCCACAGAACGAATGAAAATGAAATAGATGAATTTCCGACACTGATGAACTTGAAGAAGGCTGCTAATCGTTACAGGAGAAATGCGGAAAACGGCAGATAATAAAAGTTCGTATACTCATAATGGATAACCTGAACATTCTTGTTGAAGCTAAACGTGAGTACATGGAACAACTGTCTATTCTTATATGTCCAGTCATGATTGACGTGTTTGATGCAATGTATCAAGAGGCTCATACGTTATCAAAAAATCGCAAAGTTCTCATCATGTTCCAGAAATTGCTAAAAGATGTACCAGAATGGAGTGAGACGATGGCGAAGCAGCACACAGATAACATCGCAGATAGGTGTGCGTGGTTCAAGGATTTGGTCGCGGCCGTGTTTGTCAGTTCCGTAAAAATATTATCAGCTGTTCGTTTGAGCCAGGATAGCAAGAAAATGGCGGTTAAACTACCAACCAACGAAGTGTTTATTCACACATGTTACAAAAATGCCGCGAAAGATCTTTACAAAGATCCTTACGTATTCACCGAAAATCAGTCCGAACATAATCGGAATGATGCACTGTATGATAGGTTCGCCCTATGCGTTGAAAACACAGTAAAAGAGCTAATCCCCGTTCAGCAGATTTTACAAACGTACATGTCTGCGAGTGGTGAAGAATATATCAACGGTGAAGACGCTGATATGCAGCAGGATGAAATAGACGAACTCGATGATTACGGTCAACCTGACCCTGAAACTCAACCACAGGTGCCAATGGAGGAAGGAGATATGCCTCCTCAAATGGAGAATGAGGAGTTGCCCTCTCCTATGGACGAGACTGTCGAACCCCAGGGTGAACTCATAGAGAGCGAAGAACCATCTACACCCTTTCAAAATGAATTCAGGACTATTACTTCGAAACCAATGAACCCCCCTCCCCAGGATATGGATGAAGGTGAAGACCTATTTTCAGATGCCGCTGAAACGCGAACTAAAAAACTTGGCTATTAAATATGGACGAGTACCTTAGAGATCCTGCGTCGGCCGCATTAATAGCCTCTGGATTAACCGCACTATACATACACGGCAAAGCTCGTCTTAATGATGAGGGAACGCTTTCGACAAGTGCGTATGCAAAACCTGCTGCATTGGTGGGTATATTAGTATATTTTATCATATCAAATGGTCTCGGTAAACGTGAAACTATCTCAACCGAACCATTCTGACTAACTTAAAGATTTATCTCATGTATTGTATATAATGACTTCCGTTACTGCCTTCAACGACATGATGGGACAATTTCTTACGGAATTGCATTCGGCCTTTCCAGAAGAAAAGGGATTAAAAAAATACATGGCTGCATTCGAACTCATGCGCGGTGCGAATGGGAGGATGATCGTAGAGGGATTTATGGCGAACATCTCGCCTCATGTAGAGAAGATTAATGCGAGGGATGAGACGTTCTTTCTCGAACAGGCTGGTACGATTGATTTCCTGAAGGATATCAACCTGGCGCAGTGCTGGCCAAAGGCATCCGAAGGTACACGCGGTGCGATCTGGCAGTACATCCAGACGCTTTACATGCTCGGAACGACTATCACCGCCATTCCACCAGAGACGCTCAGTATGATCGAGACGGTAGCCAAGCAGTGCGCTGATAAGATGCAGGATGAAGATGGTGAAATGAATATTGATGAGGCTCAGCTCATGAAATCCATGCAGGGGCTTCTCGGTGGTATGATGAAAAAATAAACCTGTATAATATAAATGGTATCGCTATTCGATGATCCAAAACAAATTGTCAGAGCTGATAAGGTAATTGAATTCTGGCCAACTAGAGTTCATACATCAGCGGAACGAGTGAATGCTACAGCTCGTTTCATTATTTACGCGACGTGTATTTTATACCTTATCAGGCGTGACGTACGTGTTTTCATTTTGGGTTCTACATGTCTAGGTGTGTTGTACGTTATGGAGATGAACAACATGATAAAGGAAGGTACGGCGCGGCCGTTAGCTGTGAAGGAAGGATATGAGACTGCATGCCAATTACCCACATACGATAATCCAATGGCGAACGTGTTGATGTCAGATTATGACGGTCGTCCGGATCGCCCATCGGCGTGTGATTATAACACGGTGCGAGGTGATGTTAATCAGATGTTATCTGGTACTATTCCATACGGTCCCCAGAAATCTCGGTCCCCTGTGCCTGAATTTCAGCGAAACGCTTACGCCCGCCAATTCGTTTCAGGGCCCGTGACATCTATTCCCGGTGACCAAACCGCGTTTGCGGAATGGTTATATGGCGAAAAGAATGGTTCGATTTGTAGGAGTGATAGCCGTTCATGTGACCCTAATGCGCGGGGTGTGCAATTGGAAGCGTTCGGGGGATTAGATTCCAGCGGAGATATGAGGAGCGGTATGTTTGGCGGTGGAAATGGTCCAGCTTAGATAGATAAATATTCTCATGTAATAGTAAATGGCGTACCAACTCCAACCCGGTATGAATTTGGTTGAAACTCCCACTCGACCCCCCGTATGCGCGACTGAGGAGGTATTCGTTTATCCCCAGCCCAGCACTCTTAATTACAGTTCGGGTCGCCCTAACACAATGTTGTATGGGACATCTCCTTATATGGCTGGTAAGGGTTCGCCAGCTCAGTATATCGAGACAAGCGATCAACTGCGACCCCAATCCACCAGTCAGTTTAACAAGATCCTGGCTAAAACATACGAACAAAACCTATTCCCTCTTCAAGATATGAAGTGTAAGCTTCCACTTCGTGCGATGTCATACGAACCTGAGAGCACGCGCGCGGATACACAAAATCATATGTTTATGAAGAGATATCCCACTCAATAAAAATATTTATAACAAATAAGAATGGCAGACCCTATCTCAATTATAGCTATTGCCGGATTAGCCTACATGGGTAAAAAATTAAGCGACCCTAAACCAGAAATGTACCAACCTGAATCTAAACCTTCAGAACGTCCTATTCTAATTCAGGAAGAGGTGCCCGATATAGCCGCACCGGGACCAATTGGTCTCGACAATCTCCCACCACAGAAGATCGAACGGGAAAACTTCGGTGATATCGCGCCACAGACACGCACTTCTGGTACTGAAGTACTTGATATGCGTAACCGTATGTTTGATAATGGTCGCATGAATAACATGTCTCCTATCGAAAAGCAGCTCATAGGTCCTGGTATCGCCGTCGGTCCCGAAGTACCTGCCGCTGGTGGTTTTCAGCAGCTCGTGCGTGTCAACCCCGAGAATGTAGGCGCCCACCGTCTTACGACTTTACCCGGTCGGAGTGGGCCAGCACACGACGTATTCGGTGGACGTCGTGGGAAGATGGGTGATATCGCTCACAACCGACCAGAAAAGACTGCATTCTTACCTGAACGCAGACCCGTCGCCGGTGGTAGGTCTCAGGGTTTTGATGGTCACGTTGTTCGGGGTGAACATGTAAACGGTAAGCGCTTAACGAATAGGTCGCAGACCGGTTCGCGTGATGACGGTCTCGGGTTTTCGGGTGCTAAAAGTGTCGTAGCTGGTATGAAGATGGCTCAGGATCCTACGCGGAATAAGAAGGATGGTAATGTTGAACAATACAGGTACAATAACCAGATTGCTCCAGGTGTTTCTACATTTTCTCATGGATACCTCGCGTCTCCAGGTGTGCAGATAGGTGAGGCGCGAACGTACGGTACCACACACACGGTTGAAGAATTAAATCGTTATGGCTTCCGCCCCGATGATCGCCGTGGTAAGGCGAATCGTATGGGTAACGCAGGTCGTATGAACGTTCGCGCGGGTGCCCTAAACCAGGGTGGTATGCCAACCGTTGTACGTGCAGACACGACGCGAGTAGATGGTCGTTATGGACCTATGAGTGGTGGTTGGACACAGCAATACAATAACAATAAGTACTACAAATTCAATGCTTACAAGGGTAATTCCAATCCTTATGCGACGAATGAGAGTTTAGGCGTTGCGAAGAGACAGCTTCAGAACAACCCAGTCGCTCAGCACATGATGTAAATAAATAGTCGAGTAACAACACCCATTAAAATATTATCCATATATTTTAATGAGCGTATACACGTTAGATATAGATAGTGGTGAACGCGACCCTACTGTATACCCAAATCCTGGTGATTATGTGATAGAACTTAAAAACCCTATTTACGATGTTAATAAAATTTCCATCGCATCTGCTCGAATTCACGCGAGTCAATTACTGATCAATGATCGTAACAAAACGTTTGATTTTGTCGTTCATACTACACCAGAAACAGTGGTACCTGTTACGTTAGCACCTGGCAATTATAACGGAAAAACGTTAGCGACTGAATTACAAACGAAGGTTAATGATGCACTAGGTGGTGCGTACGTGAATTCTCCTATATCATTTACGTATAACAAGGATAAGAATGAAATATCTATAGAGTCTCTATCATCGGCTGCTGCAGGTAGTGAATTTTCGTTTAAGTTTTATGACGGTACGAATGGGTATACACCCGCCACGGGTGGGTATACAACCCCGCATGATATTATCGGGTTGCCACCCGATAACGCGAGATCAAATACATCAGCTACAGGAGGGGTTTCCGGTCTTTTGATTACGGGTAGTATTAATTTACAGGGACCCGACGCTCTTATCATAAAAATCAGTAGTGGTGCAGAGGAATTAAATAAGACGATCTATTCGGATACACCCTTTTACACTGGTCGTATATTGATGTGCGGTGATGTCATTAATTACTCTGGACAGGATGACGTTGTCGAACATAATTTCGATACTGGTTCACAAAACATAACAAAGTTACGTATACAGTTCTTTTACAGTAGTAATAACAGGTTAATTCCATATGATTTTAGGAATGCCAATCATATTTTAAAGCTAAATGTAACGTGTACGACGGATAAGTTAAAAACCATTCCGAACGTGAAAAAGGATTTTTCGCTTCCCACACCTATGCGCATACCGGAGTTTGAGGATCCGAATAGGTGGAACGCGTTTATCTATATATTTATGATAGTCGTGACAGGTGTATTTTTCTTAATATTCACGAGACCACGAAGATTTAGCGAGTGACAGCGTATGCGGGAGCCACGGGCTTCTTGACACGCTTCGAGAGACGGGAGATCACCATGTACACGATCACGGAGAGGAGGGTGGTGAAAAGCGCCGTGAGGGCGTAGTTCATACCACCGTTCTTCTGAACCTTGACGACCTGGTGGATGGACCACCTGACAAGATCCATCCACGACAGGGCAGCGGCGAAGGAGAACCCAGCAACGACAGAGTTAAGGGATTGTGTTTCGAGCTCACGGGAGATCGCGATGAGTGTATCGGTAGCGACTTCGGCGGACATTTTTATAATATATAGAGATTTTATTCTGGTAACAACTCTTCGATAAATAAGATTTTCTTGTATTTATCAGTACTATACCCCCTGACAACGCCATCCTCCTGATCATCATCTCCATCAGTTTCGTCATCACACTCAAATTCTTTGTATTCAGAATCTGTCCACCCTTCCAAGTCAGGGCATGTTTCCATTACTATCAATTGCATTTTTTATCATTGTTTCTGACGGATTGGTCGGATTCCACCCATCCCATGCGTCATATGCATCGTTTATCTTCAAGAACGTTTCATCTTCACCTGAGTATGGTTCGAATAAACTTTCATCCACTTCCTCGTCAATCTCCATATCACTTTCACTAGAGCTCACATCGTCGTAAATTTCGGGGAAGTATGTCCCAATTTGCTCACCTACTGTGTGCATGGCGCAGTATTTCATACAATATTCCATGTCTTTTGCCATGATTGTGTCGCGACCACACGCCCTGGCGTAATGTCCTGAAAGCACTACCGCACTTTCCAATACAGGTGTAATAATCTCAATCGCCGATTGAGCCATTTGGGAAGACAAGTCGTCCAATTCCATCTTGTATTCTTAGTATATTGTTACTGAGTGCGTAAACTCTAAGTTCTCTTTCATTAAGTATGTTATTGTTCAAAGTCATCCTTACATTTTGGTCTTTGATCATACTGAAATTTTTCTGACCGGTCGGATACCAACGTTCAGGTTCGAGTGCGAAACTATACGAGTAAAACCTTCTGAACAATTGTGTTCTCGAGTGATGAATGCCACTCTGTACGGCACGCATATTTACGACATTCCCTGTGATTTTGTCGAGGATGACTTCGTTATCGAGTGTCATTTCTAAGCTTATAAGATTTTCATAATTCGTATACCGTACATCAGGCTCCCCTGGAGGAGGGTATATTTGATCAGGGTGATCGTAGTCGAATGGATGAAATGATCTAGAGGGTGTACTCTTTCTCGCTATGACGAAATAGAGTTCCTTGACCGGATTTGTAAAACTAAGACGAAAGTTTTCTTCATCACGCCCCTCTGCAGTTGACACTGGAATTTGGAACGTGTTCCGCTGCAATTGTGTGATGATGTAATCTTGCTTAATCGATTGAAGTTTAATTCGTTCAGGTTCGTCCAATTGCACAAGTTCCGTATGTATGGATATATCATCAATTTTAAGAGTAGATTTATCTAACGTCGGATCGATAATGTTCAATTGACCTCCCATCCCACTGTGCTGCTCACAATAATAATATAAGTAGTCTGGAGCATCTATCGGTACGGTGAACGAATATACGTATGGGTTTGCGAATATATCTGTCAGAGTGGGTTGAGTGGTGTACTCAACCCCTCCTATATGTGTTCCATCATTCGTCGTAGAAATTTTGAAAGGGTGAACAGATGCCGTACCCTGATTCATAGAGAAATAGTATGTACTTCCTCGTTTCATTCGAATAGTAGGTCTATCAAATCCATTAATGTGGTACTTGTTCAGTCCATTAACTTGTTGCACTGTGACACTGTACGTTGTTCCGTCTGGGTTATATGCGTCATCGAATGCGAGGTGACCAGTATAAATACAATCTGTAACGTCACTCAGTTTGATTTCAATTTCACATTCTTGTTTTGTCAATGCGCACAAGGGTATGGCTAATTCTGGGTTGTTGTGAAAATAGAATGGTATATCAACAATATACTTCGTGGGGGTCGTCGCATTACCCAGGTATCCGTTTATAGGATTGGCACCGTATTCTACAGCCATACCAGATACATCATCATCCGGATATTTACCGATTAGTTTTGATAACGCTGATTGTTTTGTCTGTGTGATATAATGCTCACTGTAGATCTGCAACCAGTCGCGGGGGATACGTTGTATGAGCTGTCCTCCTATCACTAAATCCACATACTGGATTATGGCGTGTCCAATCGATTCATTATACCCTCTATAGGCACTCACAGCTGGAAGATTGATATGCACACGCACACCTTTCAGCAAGTCGCCCGAACCAGCCGGTATCGTACATTTTAGTGTACCTCCGTATGCGATTTCACCCCTTACATCATGTTTTACATCGTACATCGCAAAATTTGAATGCTTCCTGAATTGTTTTATGAAATGCGTATACTCAGGATTTTCTGTAAAAAAAACATCCTGGGTACCCGTTGTGGCGAGCTGGACCCGACCCGCCATTTCTATTATTAGATGTTAAAATTTTAAACCAGCTAAGCCGCTTTCAATGTGTAATACATTATAACTACGTGCGTACACACCTACATTTATATTACGTGTCTTATCGACTACTGTCGATCCTGATGTAGCAGTCGGTACAGTATCGAGTTCTATATCTAGTTTTTTGTGAATGATTCGGCTCATGTTCAACTGTCCCGTGGGGTAATACACCTCTGGGTTAAGTGCGAACGAATACGTATAGAATTCATACGCGGGATCTGGGCATCCGGTATGATGACGAAGTGCCTGTTGATAGGCAAGGTACTGACCACTGTGATCGAAGACAGTCGCACCGTTACACTGAAAGTCTATATTCTTAATCGTTCGATGATCCGATCGTTTCGTGTTTGTGGATGAACCTATGGTAAATCCTTTCAAAACACTCGAAAATGACTGATCAGATGCTGAGGTGTTAAGTAGACGGTCTTCTGTATTGAAGTTGTTCCCAGTCTCTTCCTTCGCAAGGAACATGAGTTCTTTCACTGGATTTGTGAATTTCAACAACACAGATTTTTTGAGTTCCCCTTGTTTGAATTGTATGGTCGATTTTTGTAATTGTGTAATTACGTATTCCATCGGACGCGTGAGTAAAAAGTTCTTCTCATCCTCCGTGATGAAGTAAAAATCAGTTATGAGCGAGGCGCTTTTAATAGAACCTTCAGTTGTTTTCTCCCTTGTTACAAGTCCACTTGATGGTATTGTGTACTTAAATGATACGTCGTCATCTATGTCCCTGAATGTTATACGAACTTCTACAAGTTGTTTCGTGAGTGCACATATAGGAACCGCCAAACTCGGGTTCCTGTGAAAATAGAAGGGGAGATTGACGTAGAACGTATTATAACTATCAGAGACCGACAACGTCTCATTGTGGCCATTCATGAAATAGAGTGACCCACCCGAATCTGCATCATCCTTGTTACTGTGTAACTGATCATACATGTATATATAGTCTCCAGTAAGCCTCTCGATGATTTGTCCACCTATTACCAGGTCCGCGTACTTTATTATACTCTTGCCCACTGGTATATTGTAATAATACCTATGTGATGGGACACTTCCTGTTTCATGAGGGGTGAGGTTTCCAAGTTTAACTTTCAAGATCATTCCCCGTATGAGATCACCGATGTTAGTTGGTATCCGACATTCTACAGAACTCCCAAACGAATTATCACCAGTGAATGGCATTTCTACCGACTCTGTAGAGAAGCGTGTATGTCTCTTGAACAATGTTACGAAATATGAGAACTGCGGTTCCCCAGTAAGCCATTGATCCTGGATACCCGTGACAGCAAGTTGGACACGACCTGCCATTCTTATTACACGTGAGTAAAATTTTATGAAATAAAACGGGGCGGTATTATAGATGGATTTGCGGTTAAGAAAATTTAATCCCGCGACAATGGCTGATGACAAAGTCCTTGTGTTTATCGGTAAACGTAATACAGGTAAGTCCACACTCGTGACAGACATCCTGTGGCATAAAAAACATTTACCAGCAGGGATCGTACTGTCAGCGACTGAGGAAGGTAATCATTATTATCAGCAATATATTCCAGATCTATTCATCTACGGTGATTATGACAGGGAAGCTATAGAACGTGTTATGGATCGTCAGAGGAGACTAGTAGGTGCGGGTAAAACGAACTGTGGTGCATTTTTGCTTTTAGATGATTGTATGTATGACAATAAATTTATGCGTGACACGTGTATTCGTCAATGTTTCATGAATGGTCGTCACTGGAAGATCTTTTTCATGCTTACGATGCAGTATTGCATGGATTTACCACCAGCTCTTCGCGCAAACGTTGACTATGTGTTTATTCTCAGGGAAAACATCATTCAAAACCGCGAAAAATTATATAAATCGTTTTTCGGGATCTTCCCCACGTTTGATATGTTCAATAAGGTAATGGATTCGTGTACTGAAAATTACGAATGTTTAGTATTAGATAACACGTCTAAATCGAATAGAATAGAGGACTGTGTTTTTTGGTACAAAGCGAAAATGCATAAAAATTTCAAAGTCGGTGCCCCAGAATATTGGGCTGAACATAAGAAATCATTTAATCCTAAACGAAATGGGAACAAGATCGACCCCAAGAACGTGAAGGGGCGTTCTACTCAGTTGAAAATTACCAAAACGAGATAATTTCTGGGTATAAATTATGATGTCACAGGGGACACGAAAGCGTAACAAACCCAATAGGTCTACGAATATCAACTTCAGTCCAGGGCCGATGAAAGTTGTAAAAACTTCCAAGGTTGTAAGATCAATACCCAAATTACCGCAAAATTTGGGTATGTCTTGTACGAGACCAGGGTATATTAGGTATCTCGACGAATTGAGATCGCGTCTAGACAGCGTTCGTTATAAGGGTAAGAGAATAAATGTAAGGTTTTTAGAATATGACGATAGTATAAATGAAGGTATTGTTGTGAATACATCCGAACAGTTGTTAAATATGAAGCCTAAAATACAATTCAAGAATAACGGAACAACGGTTCCCACTCTCAATGCGTCATCAGGAAGTATTCATTATTTTCTAATCAGCGTTACCAAACGGAACAATCCGAATATGGGTCATGCGATTAATGTCCTAATGGATACTGGTAATCCGGAACCGCGTATATGGGTGTTTGATCCACATGGACGAAGTGCGATGAATAGAAATGGGTTCGGTAGTATATTACGAAACCGTATATTACCAAATATGAAAAAGTTCTTTGGAAATGTATTTGATAACACCGTTGCGAGATATTATACTGGTCCC